TCTGGTTCTAATAGTGGCAATGTATCAATAACACTTTCTGGTGCTGGAAAATATGTTTGTGATTCTTGGACAAAAACAATTCCATATAATAATAGAGCAATCATTAATTGTACTTTTAGGGAGGTTTTTGAACCATAAATGTCAACGCCAACCTCAGAACTACAAGAATTAAGCAATAAATCTATTATTGAGTTGTTTTCTGTTGAGCTTAAAGCTGATGTTCATTACACAAAGGTTGCAAAAACAGCTACATATAACCAATCAGGTACAACTATTACTATCTCATTAACTGCTCATGGATTTTCAACTGGTCTTATTTTAAGTCTTGATTTTACCTCTGGGAATGGAATTGATGGAATTTATACAATACAAACAGTTGCCACAGATTCTTTTACAGTTACGGCTACAAGTTCACAGTCAACAAGCGGTAATGTATCTTTTAATGTAAATTCAACATTAACAGACCCAACTGTATATTTATTCCATAGTGGTAATAATATGAAAGATAGTCTTGATATTGTTTGGCAATCAAATACATACACAAGGATGCCTTGTTCAGCAGAGGGTTTTAAATATTCTGGTCAAGGGGCGCTTCCTAGACCAACACTCACTTTTTCAAATTTATTAGGTACTTTGACCGCAATTTTACAACTTGTTAATCAAACAACACCCTTTATTGATTTACAAGGTGCAAAAGTAACACGCAGACGTACATTAAGCAGATTTCTTGATGCTGTAAACTTTCCTTCAAATGTTAATCCTTATGGCACACCTGATCCAGCATCAGAATTTCCAAAAGAGATTTATTTTATTGATAGAAAAGCTACAGAAACTAGAAATATTGTTACATTTGAAATGGTCACAAGTTTTGATTTGCATGGTGTAGGCGCACCAAAAAAATTAGTTACAAGGGATGACTTTGTAGGTGTTGGAACATTTGTTAATTTTTAACTATGGACTGGAAACAATCTTTCAAAGAATATGCAAAAGAACAAGCTCCAAATGAAGCTTGTGGTTTGCTTGCTGTCATCAAAGGAAAGAAAACTTTTTGGCCTTGTAAAAATTTAGCTGAAGGAAAATTTGAGTTTTTTATGCTTGATCCTGATGACTGGGCAGAGTGCGAAGATACTGGAGAAGTTATTGGTGTAATTCATAGTCATCCCGTAGGTTCAGCAACACCTTCAGATACAGATAAAGCTGCCTGTGAACATTTAGGTTTTCCATATTATATTTACAGTATTTCTTTAGATCATTGGGAAATGATAGAACCATCAGACTGGAAAGCACCTTCACTTATTGGTCGTAGATTTATCTGGGGCAAATATGATTGCTGGTCTATCGTAACGGACTGGTTAAAAGAAAACAAAAACATAGATATTCCTTATTGGACAAGACCAAAATCAATAAAAAAATTTGAAGAAAACCCAGAATTTGAATATGCTTTACCAAAACTAAAATTTCAAAAACAAGAAAAAACAGATAATTTAAAAATTGGTGATGTTTTATTGTTTTCTGGTTCAAAAAATAAGCTTAATCATGTTGCTGTTTATATTGGTGATAGTATGATATTAAATCATAATTTTAGGGCTTTGAGTTGCAGAGAACCTTTGGATTTTGAATATCAGCAAACATTGAGACAGGTTTATAGATATGCAGCTTAAAAAAATAAAAGTTTATGGCAAACTTAGAAAATTTTTAGGTAAATCAACTTTTGAAGCTGCTGTAAATTCACCACAACAAGCATATAATTTTTTAAAAGCTAATTTTACAGGTGTTGAAAAACACATGAGTGACCAAGTTTATAAAATAAAAATGGGCGGTAAAGTTGTAAGTCAAGATTTTTTAACTATGAAAGGTGAAGGAGAAATTCATATAATACCTGTTGCTTGCGGAGGCTTAAAAACGGTTAAAAAAGTTGCTAAAGGGTTTGGTAATTTTTTTGGTGATGCTGTTGATTTTGTTTTTGATAATGCTTTAACTCTAGGTGCAGCTTTTTATACAGGTGGATGGAGTTATGTTGCTACAGTTGCTAGTCTTTCTCTTGCCTCTGATCTTTTAACACCAGATCAGCCGACTACAAATATTTCTGCTGTTGGTGACATAGATCCAAGCATAAGGGGATCTTATAGTTTTAGCGGCATCCAAAACGTTGCTAATAGTGGAGTTCCAATTCCCATAATATATGGGCTTGTTTTTAGTGGCTCAATTATAATAAGTGCAGGAACGGATTCCACAACAATAGTTAAAAAGATTTCCTAATGCCTAAATTAGTTGATGACCAATTATTTGGAACAGACAAAAAAGTCGTTGATAAAAATTTAATCAAAGATGCTTTAAGGAGTAAACAATTTGCAACCGTTGTTGATTTATTAGGTTATGGAGAAATAGATGGAATATTAGATGGTGGTGGTACAGAAGGCTTTAAAAAAAACGTATTTCTTGATGGGACACCCGTAAAAAATGCACAAGGCGTTGATAATTTTGAGGATGTAGAGATTTTTGAACGAAAGGGTGCAAGTGGTGAAGCACAACAGACGTTTATCAATGATGTAGAAAACACAACTATTGTGGGAGTTGAAGTTGCTCATGGTACACCAATCACAAGAACAATATCAGATACTAATGTTAATAAAATTAGAGTAACACTACAAATTCCAATTTTATCAAAAGTAAAAAAAGGTGATATTGTTGGAACAATGATAGATATGTCTATAAAAATAACAGAAAATGATGGTACAGTTACAACTCCTGTAGACAAAGATGAAATAAGAGGTAGAGTTTTTAGTCCCTTTTTAAAAGATTATGAAATAGTTTTTGAAAAAACAATGAGTTTTCCAATTACTATAACTGTCACAAGAAATAGTAAAAATAAGAAAAAGTATTCAAGAAGGGCAAATTGGCTATCTTTTACAGAAATAATTACAGATTCAAACTTTCCTGATGGTTTCGCTTATGCTGCCTTGCGATTCAATGCCCAAGAATTTCAAAGCTATCCAAAACGGATGTACAGGCTTAAGGGAACTAAAATTAAGGTTCCAAATGGAACAACTATTGATAGTGATAATGGAAGGGTGATATACCCAGATGGTTATACATTTAATGGAACATTTAAAACTGATAAGGAATGGTGTTCAGATCCAGCTTGGGTTTTATATGACCTTTTAACAACAGATAAGGGCTTTGGTGGGGCAGATGGCATTATTGATGAGGACACTTTAGATGTATTCAGTTTTTATAGTGCCAGTGCATATAACAGCGAACTTATAACAGATCCTATTACTCAAACTACTGAGCCAAGATTTAGTTGTAATATAGTAATTCAAAAAAAACAAGATGCTTTCACTATTATTAATGATTTATGCTCTGTTATGAGAGCAACACCATTTTATAGTGAAGCGTCACTTACCATAGCCCAAGACAGGCCAACCAATACTGCAACAAATGAATCTGACCCACAATATATATTTACAAATGCAAATGTTAATAATGAGGAAGGGTTTATCTATAGCGGTATTGGATCAAAAGGTAGATTCACAGAGGTAGAGGTTTCTTATTTTGATAATGATACACAGAGTTTAAATTTTGAGTATGTAAGTGCTGATGAAATCACAGCTTTATCAGGTTACACAGCTAAATTTGGAAAAATTAGAAAAACTCTTAAATCTTTTGCTTGTACTTCAAGAGGTCAAGCAAATCGGCTTGCTAGATGGTTTTTATATACAAACCTTAAAGAAACTGAATTGGTGTCTTTCAGAACAACTCTTGAAGCTGGAGTTATAGTAAGACCTTCAACGATTATAGGAATTGCTGACTCTGTTAGGGCTGGAGTTCGTAGGGGCGGAAGAATAAAATCTGTTACCAACACAACTACTATTGTTGTTGATGATGCAAATAATACTGATCTTACAACAGAAAATTCAGCAACTTTATCTATTATTATGCCTGACGGCTCAACAGAAAGCCGTAGTATTAGTTCAATATCTGGCACTACAATTACTGTTTCTTCAGCATTTTCTACAACTCCAAATGTTAATTCAATTTATGCAATAGAAAACACAACAGTTCAATTTCAAACATATAGAGTTTTAGGTATTGAAGAGGTTAATCATTGTGAATATAATATCTCAGCAATAATCCATGACCCAAACAAATATTCTCAAGTTGAAGATACTAATGTTGCAGCAAATCCAAGATCCATAACAACTTTAATAGATGAAAAACCATCACCAAGTAATTTAGCTGTAACAGAGGAAATTGCTGTTTTAAACAATAGGGCAGTTTCAAAATTATTTGTTACATGGGAACCAGTTCAGGGTGTGAATGAGTATATTTTGGAATTTAGATATTCAGATGATGATGAAGGTTTTGAAAATCCAGAAAGATTTAGAATATCAAGACCAAGTTTTGAATTATTTGAGGCAAGAGTTGGTATTTATAAGTTTGCCGTAAAGTCAATTAATGCTTTAGGAAAAATAAGCAAAGATACTTCAGAGGTAACATTTACTTCCATTGGAAAAACAGCAGTTCCAGTAGATCCATCAGGATTAACTGTAGAACCTATATCAGATCAATTTGTTAGGTTACGTTTTAATCCGGCAACGGACGTTGACGTAATCCATGGAGGCACTCATGAAATTCGTCATTCAACAGATACCTCTGCATCTGCCAGTTTTGCTAATGCTTTACAAATTGAAGTAGTAGCGGGAAATGTTACTGAAGCAATAGTTCCAGCTTTAACAGGAACTTATTTTTTAAAAGCAGTTGATGATGGTGGTAGAAGGTCAATAAATGCAGCAAAAATAGTTACTACCAAACCAGATCCACAACCAAATCAAATAATCCTTACACAAAGAGAAGATACAACAAGTCCAGCATTTCAAGGTACAAAAGTAAGGACTTTATTTAGTGATGTATTTAATGGATTAGTTTTAGATGGTACTGAATTTTTTGATAATGTCACAAGTGTAGATGCTCTTGCTAGTTTTGATTTTACAGGCGGTGGTATTGCTTCACAAGGTTTTTATACTTTTGTTAGTGACCTTGATTTTGGAGCCGTTTTTAATTTGTCTTTAGAAAGACACTTTAAAACAGCAGCTATCGTTGTTTCTGATTTATGGGATTCAAGAGTTCAATTAGTTGATAGTATGCCCGATTGGGATGGAACTATAGCTGAAGATGTTGGTGCAAAATTACAGGTAACTACTTGTCAGGGAGTGCCTACTGCATCTTTATCTTCAACATATTCACAAACTCAGGATCTTATAACAATTACAAAATCATCCCATGGCTATGCAGTAAACGATAATGCACTCGTTGATTTTACAACTGGTACTGCAACAGACGGTTTATTAAAAGTTACTTCTATAACCAATGCAAATGTTTTTGTTGCTGAAGCACAAAGACAACTTGCAGAGTATGAAATTGTAGATGAAGATACTGGTGAAATAAGAATTTTCAGCACTGGTGATCATTTTGGTTTAGTTGCAAATGATACTGTAAAACTTGTATTTTTATCTGGTGATGCAGAAAGTGGAAATTTTGTTGTCGGTGCAGTTCAATCTCTTGGTGTTATTTCTATAACAACATCTGATAATGATGAAGTGACTTCTGGAACTGTTGAATTAATAAAAATCAAAGATAGTTCTGGCAATGATGTTACTACAAGCGGTGATTGTAATATATCAAGTGCATTTAGTCCTTTTAATGAGTTTATGAATGGTGAATACACAGCCAGAGGGTATAGATTTAGGGCAGAGTTGTTTTCAAATGACCCTGATGAGAACATAGAAATTGATGAATTAGGCTATACAGCGAGCATGAAAAGAAGAACAGAAACTGTTAATACTGCCATTGCAAGTGCTTGTGCTACTAATAGTGCTGCAAAAACAGTAAGTTTTACTGACACATTTTTTACAGGTACAAGTTCTTTAGGCGGTTCAACAACAGCATTTTTACCAACTATAGGAATAACTTTAGAAGGTGCTGTATCTGGTGATTATTTTAAAATTACATCTGTAACAGGAAGTCAATTTGTTATTGAAACAAGAGATTCTAGTAATAATTTTAAAGATTTAAGTTTTAAATATACAGCAGTTGGTTTTGGTAAAGGGTCTTGATGTAATTGTTTTGCAAATTAATGTATCCTATAATTAAATAAATATTGTTGAGCAATGAGTACAAATCAAAATGACATGGTTATTGATAACGGCACAGGTCAAGCCGTACGTTTAGACATACAAGATGCTTTGCAAGCTTTAGCTGGAAATAATACAGGGGCTTCTGCACCATCTACAAATTATGCAAGCCAATTTTTTGCTAATACTTCAACAAGTATTATGCAATTAAATAATACATCTGGTAATGCTTTTATAAATCTATTTACTTTAGCTGGTGGCCCAGCGTTTGCTGTTGATGGAACGATAAATTCTGTAAATGTTGGTAAGGGAGCAAACTCTGTTGCTGGCAATACTGTACTTGGCGAAGATGCTCTAGATGGTTCTGTTACTGGTGGTACTAATACAGCAATCGGTAAATCAGTTATGACATCTTTAACTTCTGGTGCCAATAATACTGGTGTAGGTTCCGCCGCCTTGCAAGCAATTACAACGGCTTCATACAATATAGCAGTTGGGAAAAGTGCTTTAGAATCAACTACAACAGGAGGATTTAATGTTGCGGTTGGAGGTCTTGCCATGGATGCAAACAGTACTGGTGGTGATAATACTGCAATAGGACATGAAGCTTTAGGGGCAAACACAACAGCTTCAAACAATACTGCTGTGGGTTCTGTAGCTTTAAAATTAAACACAACTGGCACAGAAAACTCAGCTTTTGGTGCTTTTGCTTTAGATGCTACCACTACTGGTTCTTACAATACTGCTGCTGGTTATTTAAGTCTTACTACAAACACCACAGGTAATAATAACGCTGCATTTGGTCGTAAAGCCCTGCATGATAACACGACTGGAACTCATAATGTAGCTGTTGGAGATAGTGCATTATTTTCAAACACAACAGCGAGTCAAAACACTGCTATTGGTAGAAACGCATTATTAAATAATACGACTGGAACTGCCCTTGTCGCTTGTGGTTATACAGCCTTGCGAGATAACACAGCAGATAACAACAGTGCTTTTGGTTATGCTGCATTGCAAGCAAACAGTACTGGAACTTCAAATACAGCAGTTGGTTATGCAGCTCTAAATGCAAATACAACCTCTAACCACAACACAGCACTGGGTCATAACACATTAGCACTAAACACAACTGGAACGCTTAACACTGCTGTGGGTTCTTTAGCTTTAGATGCCAATACCACAGCAAATGATAATACTGCTGTTGGATATTCTTCCTTAGGTAAAAATACAACAGGTTCTAGTAATACTGCTCTTGGTGCTGAATCAATGGATAGTAATACAACTGGTGCTGGTAATACTGCTGTGGGAGATCGTTCTTTAGTAGCAAACACAACTGGTGATAATAACACAGCAGTAGGTGCTAGTGCTGTAGATGCAGCCACCACTGCCGAAGGTAATACAGGAATCGGAACGCAATCTTTGACTGATTGTACAACTGGTTATAGAAATGCAGGGCTTGGTTGGCAATCTTTGTTCAATGTTACAACAGGTTTTTCTAACACAGGTCTTGGTTTTTACGCTGGCGGGAATATTACTACTGGGTCAAATAATATATGCATTGGAAATGATTCTGGAACACAAAATGGTCCTTCTGGAAATATTACTACTGCAAGTAATCAAATTTGTTTGGGAGATAATAATATCACTGATTTATTCTGTGCTGATACTTCAATATCATCTTCAGATTCAAGAGATAAAACAGATGTTTCTGACTTCACTATTGGTTTGGATTGGAT